GAGAGAGTGCCCCTAAACCCCAGCCTTCAGGAAGTCAACTACTAAGCCAAATCAAGGCTACTAGTTCTATAGGATCCAGCACAAACACCGAGATTGCCCCTATGGAAGAAGAAAACAAGAATATAAAGGCTAACGTACAGAGCGCAAAACTACGTAGTTTATTGAACAATTTAAAGAATTAAAACGACCCGTTTGTTGATAAATACTACATTATGCAAAAGCGCACACGTAGTCTGCTGGAAGAACTTGAGTCTATAGGCAGTAATAGAGACATGAATCACGTAATTGAAAATAGAGCAAATAACGTGATTACTAGTGCTATTAATTTAGTAGAATTGATTTATAGAAATTACAGTCCAGAAAAAGCTGAACTTTTAGAAAAGAAACTTCTTTCCGCTATTAAAAGTAAAGAACCAACGCGCTTTGCTAAATCGTTGAGAAAGAAAAATGAAGATAAGTGAAGGCTGGCTCGATAATATAGAGAATCTTTATAAGGGTGTTAAAGGTAATAAAGATACCCCTGCAGGTTTTAGTGCCTTTAAAAATTGGCAAGCCAGACGCAAAAGCGGATTATCGAAAGAACAGCAATTAGCATACGACAATTTTGTTAAGAACTTTGTTAATAACGGCGCAAATGCAATCAACACCGCTATAAAAGCAGGTTTGTTAGACCCACAGTCAAATGTATTGTCAGGGAATTTTCCAACACTACGCGATGAACCTTCGGTATCACAACAGCAAACACAGCAATCCGGATCAAGACAGCAAAGACAACCAAGACAACCAACACAGCAAAGACAACCAAGAAAACAACAAGCACAGCCTGGTTTGAAGCCTACAATGAGACAGGATAAAGAAACCGGACAATGGAAACCGATCGTTGTACCATTAGATGGTATTAATTATACGAAAACTAAGCAGGGTTGGATAAACGACAAAAATCAATTAGCAAATCCTGACTACCAGGTATTATTAGATAAACTTTTAGCACAATCTTTATCCGAAGCCATTCAATATATTAAAATGCAAAGGTTGTATGAAAGCCTTATTAACGAAGAAGTCAAGAGCATATCACAATGGACAAGAGATCATTTTATTGCTCCATACCTAAAAGGCATTGACTTATCTTCAGGCGTAGAACAAATAAACACAATACTTCAAAACTTACCTAACAGTTATGCAAACAACACGTTGAAAGATGACCTAGCTAAAATTGCTGATATAGCCTGGGCTATTGAGATGGCTAACCAAGCACGAACGTCACCAGGCACCTATTAATGTTAGACTTTTTCATTAAGACAAGAAATATTTTAAAAGATCTTTTAACTGAAGCGAAAGGCCATCTTGACCATCCAGAAGATTTGGTCATACTACAGGGTGTAAATGGCGCTGATAGAGCGGTAAATTCTATCATAGCGTGTTCACAAAATCCACAAGCAATCACAATTAAATGGGACGGTTATCCTGCCTTGATTTTCGGCAGGGGTACAAATAACAAATTTAGCATCATGGATAAACATATGTTTAACCGTGTAGATGGCATGGGACGTAAAATTTATAGTCCAGAAGCATTTGCTGAATATGATAAACAAAGAGGTGTTGATCGTGCAGAACTTACGAATCTCATTAGGAATATCTGGCCCGGTTTGCAAAAAGCAAGCAAAGGAACAAAAGGCTATTACTGGAGCGACTTACTCTTCAACCAGCCGCTCAAAAACCAAAAGGGTTTTTATAAATTTAAAGCGAATCCTAACGGTATAACTTATACAGTCGATGTTGATAGCGATGTAGGTAAACTTTTAAGCAACAAGATAGCAGGAGTTGCGGTACACCAATATATAGCACCCGATGCTATAAGTACGAATGATGCTCAAAGTCTAGATGGTACGTTAGGAGGCTTGATCAATAATAGTGATGTAGCAATACTTCCTAGCGCGATGCCTATAGTTCCTACAATAACATTAGATAAATCGTTAATTACCGATGCTAAAAAGAAAATTTCTAAATATGGCAGGGCTGTAGAGCAATTGCTTAATACAGCACCGCAAGCCAGAAATAGTTTTAGTCAACTATTCACAACATATGTAAACAAGAAAATTATTGCTAACAATCTTTCAAATTTAAGTGATGACTTTTTAACTTATTTTGAAGAAAGACCTATGACAGACAGTATGAAGAAAAAACTAGCTGACCATATTAATAATAACAAACAAGGCATAGTAGGGCTGTTTACAATTTGGGCTGCAATCTATCAACTTAAAATGAATCTTGTCGAACAATTAAATCAAGCTGCGGAACAAAGCCCGGTCAAGGGCTATCTACAGTCAGGTCAGCAAAGCCAAGAAGGATTTGTCTGTCAGGGGCTAAAATATGTAGATAGATTGGGTTTCAGCCGTCAAAATTTAGCCGCAAAACAATAGCCCAAAACCATATTTTTTAAAGCCAGGCATAAATAATAGTATGAACCTCACAGGGGTTCAAACTAATATGGAGATTTAGAAAATGGCACAATTTACAAAAGTCAATGGCGACTTTCAACAGGTATTACACTTAGACGCACCAGAATATACAAACGCTGGTCTAAATGCTGTAAATTCAGGTAAGACAGTTCAGCCACAAGGTCCAAAGTTGGACTTCGGTACAGTTACATTCACAGGCGCAGCATCACCAAGTGGTGCAGACCTAGCAATTGCTTTCCAAACTATTCAGCAATTAGCAACAGTATATCTATATGAATATACTGAAGTAGGTGCAAACACTGATACACTAGCAGTTGCAGTATATCCAGTAGGCGCATGGGACTTTGCTAACGGCGGTAGTTTAGACGTTGCACTAACAGCAGCTCTAGGCTATGCTGTAACTACAGCAGCATCAGCAACTTTCACTAACTAATAGTTAGTTTTAGTTGAGACGAATGAGGCCCGAGAAGTAAAATTCTCGGGCTTTTTTATTGCTGTAAATACGGCATGTCTCATAGAATTGCTTGCTACACATTATTTGATATCACAAGGACCGGTACTCTTAATAGAGCAAAGCCGGGAGATGATATAGATGATGTTGCTCAATGGGTTCGTAAAAGAAACACGCAATGCAATTTTGATACTATTTTACAAGTGATTTCTTTAAGATCACAGCCGGATATTAGTTCTGATCCTAAGCGATTGTGCTTATCTGATATTTCAAATCATAAGTTTGGTATATATTATACGGACAATAAGATTCCCGTATGGACTTTTGATTTTGAAGTGCAACACGCCTCAGTATTTGAGGATGGGATAGAAGAATTAGGATATTTGTATAAAGATTGCCAAGAAGTTCCTATGGTCAAATGTGACACCCAATGGCCGAACATTGATAGTAACTTGGATATAACAAATGCGAAAAGAAACATATACTTTGTTAAATACTAGAGTGACAAAAACAGATATAAAAACTAAGATCAAGGATCTTTTTATAGTCCGTGAGGATGACGGATCCTATAACCTGTTTGGTCGTTACTTAATAGAAAATAAAGATGGAGAGTATCTACTTCAGGAGAGAGGAGAAGATACTTTTTATGTTTTCTATTTTTTAAAACATGCTGTAACTTGGTGTGTTTTAAATAATAATAAGAACTATAAAGATGTCAGAAGGGTGTTAGAATTAGATAATGAACTAGTAAGTTTGGATGCTGCTATACAAAATCACACCAGATTGGTAGATAAAAAATGTGAAAATTCATCAATTTACAGTGCTAAACTGCAAGAAGCAAAACTTAAAAAACGTAAGATCCTAGAAGAAATCAATACTTATACAGCTTTAAGCAAGCATATTCAAAGCAGAAAATATAAGGACAATCAGGATTTATAATCTAGGAATTGTGATAAATATATTATTATAACTCGGGATTTATTTTATGAAAATGAATGATTTAACATCTAAAAATGTCGCTGTCAAAGCATTAAGAGCTAATTTTGATTACAACTTTGACCCTTCAAATTTGTCATATGGCCAGACATTATCCATGATGACTAGAATTAATGGTCTTATCAAAGAAGCACGTATGATGCCTAATTATTATGCAGCACAAAATGATCCTAGTTACATGAAATTAGTATTCATGAGCCAAGCATTATTAGAACATTTTAAGACATTGAAACCATCAAGAATTCTTGTAGAAAATGCGGAAGTAGAAAAATCACAAGTTATTCTAGCAGCCCAAGATATGGTAGATCAACTTCAGAAAATGCTTGAAGAAACTAACAATATGTTAGTTAAAGAATTACCTGCATTGACTGATAGCATACAAAGCGAGATTGGTGCTAATGAATCACAAACATTCAACCAGGCTGCCAGCGAAGCACTAACCGCTTTAAACCAGTGCTTAAGCCAAAGCAAGCAAATGCTACAAGGTGCTATGAATGCTATGACAGGTCAAGGCGACATGTCAGCATTAGGTGCACCAAGCGGCGGTGAAGAAGTTGCTGTGACAGATATCGCAGCAAAACAAGAACCAGACGGTGAATTGATCGGAGCTGAAGTAGCTGCCGAAGTTCCAGCCGAAGAGCCAGAAGCAGCACCAGTAGGTGGAGTTGGTCGCGAAAAGAGGTAAGTAATGTACCTCTTTGAATTTTCAGATCAGGAGTTGCTGGTAAATATCATATCAGCAAGTGACCAATTAAAGCAGGCTATCAAAAAGGGCGAGATTACCAGTAACTGGACGTTAGATCAGTTGCTTGAATATTTTGACAGTTTTGATGTTGTATTGTCTAACAAAGACATTTACAACATGATAAAAGTCGATCCACTTAAGTCAGTAATATCTGACGTAAAGGGTCAAGAAGTTGTTTTCAAAGGTCTACCACAGCAACCTAAAACACCAGAAATGCCATCTCCAGAACAAAGCAAAGAAGTAGTAGCAAAGATGGCTAAAAAAGCATTGGGCAAATAAAAGTTGTTTTTATACAACAATTGCACTATAATGTATTGAAATGCTTATAACAATAACAGATAAAGCTGAACAAAGATTTATAGAACAACTAGAACAGCGCGGCAAAGGTATAGGGATACTTGTAGGCGTGAAGAAAACAGGCTGTTCTGGTTACGCATACACCCTTGAGTTTGCCGATACTCCTGTAACAGGATTCCATCAACATTACGATAATTTTACTTTGTTCGTAGATCCATTAGCTGAAAGGTTATTGGATGGCATCACGATTGATTATATCAAGCAAGGATTGAATGAAAGATTTGAATTTCTAAATCCTAACGAAGCAGGACGCTGCGGTTGCGGCGAGAGTTTTACTGTTTGATATACTTACCTAATAAATTTCCCTACAAAGAACTGAAGCGCGAAACCATTAATGGGTCAAGGAAATATATGACCCCAGATGGATATGCTGTTCCCAGTGTCACCACGATACTGGATGCAACTAAACCCGAAGAAGCAAAGCAAGCACTACGTGAATGGCGTAAGCGGGTAGGCGAGCAGAAGGCAAAAGAAATAACTACAGAGGCAGCGGGTCGTGGGACTCGTATGCACAAGTTTTTAGAAAATCATGTGAAAACCGGAGATACAGGAAAGCCCGGTACCAATCCTTACAGTATACAAAGTCATCTGATGGCTCAGACTATCATTGACAAAGGGTTAAGTAAGTGTCAGGAATTTTGGGGAACAGAAGTCAGTCTTTACTTCCCTGAAGTATATGCGGGAACTACAGACCTTGTTGGGATACATGAGGGTTCAGAGGCCATCATGGACCATAAGCAAACTAACAAGCCTAAAAAGCGCGAATGGATCGATGACTATTTTCTTCAATTATCCGCTTATGCTACAGCACATAATGAAGTGTATGGAACTAACATACGTAAGGGTGTAGTCTTTATGTGTAGTGCTGATAATAAATATCAGGAATTTATAGTTGAAGGTAAGGAATTCGACACATACACAGACAAATGGTTTCACAGAATAGAAGAATATTACACTCAATTCCTGTAATATAAAAGCATAAATAGTTGTACTACCGGTGTAAGTACAACTATGTCAATTATACAGATTTCTAAAATTCAACAACGTTACGGTGAATTAGTTGATTTGCCGCAATTAGATCAAGCAGAATTTGGTTTTGCGGCAGACGTTAATCGTCTTTTTATTGGTAAAACTACAGGTAACACAGAAAACGTCGAAGTTCTAACTGCATACTCTGATATCTCATTTAGTCAATTAGATGGCGCCGGCAACTCTAATTTAAACATAAACGATTTAAATTTAGCTAATGGCCAAGTATTAGTATATGATGGTGACAATTGGGTAAACAGGGGCGGCGACGCAGGTGGATATGTAAATTTAGGAGATGTAAGCAATGTCGCAATCCAAGGCGGCGGTATTAATTATGTGCTTACTACTGACGGCACAGGAAATTTAAGCTGGACTCCTAAAGTATTTGTGACAGCAAACATCGCTAATATTAGTAAAGCTATCACGGGCATTGTCACTACCGCGGAAAATATTTATTTGACAAATGGGTCAGAAGTTACGATTACAGGCGTAACAGGAATGACACAAGTAAATGGAAATTCTTATTTCATTGGAAACTTAACTAATAATTCATTTGCTTTATATTCAGATATTACTTTGACAGCGCCTGTCAATACAACAGGTTTTGGCACATATGTATCAGGCGGTATTTTAACTTGTGCACCGACCGGGAGCGAAGGTTCAGCAAATGCCGCAGGCGTGACTACAAGCGTTCAATTTAATACAAACAACTTGTTAGATGCAAGTGCTAATTTTACATTTAATAAAACAACTAACAATTTAACAGTAAGCCCCGGCAATATTATAGTCGGTAACAACATCACAGCGAATGGAAATCTAACAGTCGGTGGTACAGCAAATCTTGCAAACGTTACAGCAGGAAATGCAAGTTTTACAAATTTAACCATTACAGGTTCAAATCCGTTAGTACTAACATCTATAACAACAGGTGCCGCTGCAACACCAGGTACTATCACTGGCAACTGGACGTTAACATCAGGATCAAGATTAGAAGCGACTTATGCTGACCTTGCTGAATATTATGCCGCGGATAAAAACTACATTCCAGGCACGGTGTTAGAATTTGGTGGTGAGCAAGAGGTAACAGTAGCAGGATCAGAAAGTAATAAAATTGCAGGTGTAGTATCTAGCGAACCTGCATACGTTATGAATGGAAGCTTACATACAGAGCACCCAGTCATGATCGCACTAATTGGTCGTGTTCCAGTTAGAGTTATAGGTAAGATAAGCAAGGGAGATATGCTAATCAGCGCCGGTAATGGATTAGCTAAAGCTGCAATAACTATGCCTAAGGTCGGTACTGTTATAGGTAAAGCAATAACAAATAAATTGACAGATGATGAAGGTGTAGTTGAAGTATTGGTTGGAAGAATTTAAGAATAAATACAACACAGGATTAAAACAATGGCATCATACGTATATACAGCAAGTGGTTCAGCCACAGCATCAGCAAATATAGCAACCGACAAAGTTAGAATTGCTACTACAGCCTCACCAATTCAATATACTACCAGTTTTCCTAATGTTGCACTAACTGGTACTGTAACTTGCGCTACAACTAGTGACACTGTTACTGGATCAGGTACAGCATTTTTGTCACAATTAAATATAGGTGCTTGGATAGGAAACACAGCAGGTAGTACAGTAGGAATTGTAAAATCTATTGCTAACAATACAAGTCTAACATTGACTGCTAACGCCGCAGTAGCAATATCAGGTGGTACTGCACGATATAATCCATATGGTGTTCCATATACTGTAGCAGATGCTAACTCAACAATCATTCCTGCAAATACTGTTCAAAATAGTATCATCGTGGGTCAAGGAAATGTTGTATCTTTCTTAGATGTCGGTGGTGGCAGCGCAGAAGAATTTAGCATTACTGAATTAGGTATGCCTCATCCTAACACTGGCACGACTGGCGTTCTAGCAACTCCAGCAGCTGGTGGACCAACCACATAATAATCACGCAATAAAATAGTATTTTTTGATAAATATAGTATGTTCATGACGTTGTTGTTATGGACTTATGCGGTCCCCGCCGCGTAACGGCTAGAACCCGGCATTATAGGAGAACAAAACAATGGGTCGTCCACTTAAAATCGCAAAAGCACAGGCAGTTGTAACAATTACAGATACAACTACAGGTACAAATTTAGTAACTACAAACGCTAATTTTACTAATTTAGGTATCATTGCTGGTATGCCATTCATCCCAGCAAGCAATATCGGCAACTTAGTTGCAGGTACTACATATTGGATTCTATCAGTTGTCAATGCTGGTCCAAACAGTGAATTCACTGTTTCAGAAACACAACTTTCAGCAAATCCAACATACACTGAATTTGCATTAGCCACAGATTCAGGCACTGTAGCTGCAACAGTAGGCGTTGTTGATGCATATTTCAACAATCCAATCGGTGGTGCAGGCTATCCAGCAACTAACGCAAATACATATGGCGTAGTTGGTGGCAATACAGCAATCTACGGTTCACAAGTATTGGTTGGTGTATGCATGGGTATATCAGGTACTGGCACAATTACTGTAGCTGATGATAGTCCAAACATTGACGGTGTGGGTACAGACTTTGCAAACACATTTGTTGATGGAACAATCGTTTATGACGTAGATGGTAACCTACTTGGTACTATTGATGACATCGCAAACGCAAATGCTGTATTTGCTACATTCGCAGCAAACGCTACAGCAAACGTTTCAGGCGGTGCTTATATATATGGTACACCAGAAGCAGGTTTTATCGTTCGTCAGAAAGGTAAGACAAAATATCTAGTAACTGGTACTACTTCAGGCTTAACTCAGGCTTGCTATACAGCAAATGTTGCTAACACAGCATTGTCACCAAACACAATGACTATTACAGCAACTTATGCTAACACAGCAACAAGCAAGGTTTCATCATTGAATGATTATAATTCAGAGGTGTTCCCGGCACAGGTTGCAGCCTCATCACTAGTACAGGGTACAGTATATACCATTTATAATGCAGGTAATACTGATTGGACTGCTGTTGGCGCATTCGCCAACATGACTGGTATCACATTCGTTGCTACTGGTGCAGGTTCAGGTACAGGTACAGCGGTATTGGCAGATGTCAATCCTGATGTTATCGCATCGTTCAACTCAGCAATCGCTGCGAACGCAAATGCATCACTACCACCTGTAGTCACTATTACAAACGCTTAATAGGGTATTGTAATGGCTACTATTGCTAGAAAAATTAAATTTGAGCAAACAGTTACAGAAGTTGCGGTTCTACAACTTGAGGTCGAAAACCTACATGAAAAAGTTGATGAACTCAAAACTGATGTTAAAGACCTTCATGAATGTTTAGATAGAAATATGACTGAGACTAAGCTACTACTAAAAGAGTATAATGACATCTCAGTGAAACAACATGAAGAACTCTCAGAAAAAGTATCCGGCTTTGAGAAAATAAAATGGATGCTCATGGGGGCAGCAGCACTGTTAGGTGCTACTGGGGTCGAAGCAGTTCAAATGTTTTTATCGCAGTGAAAATAGTCAAATGACTAGTAAAAACGGGGCGAAAGCCCCGTTTTTATTTTGTGAGTGTTTCTAACTTTTCTCTAACTATATCAATGTTTACTGTGCTGAATAATCCTGGATGCATTGGTTTCGGGTGCTGATTCATGCCTACCCATGCATAACCTATGTGTTCGTTGTTTAAAATAGGTACAAACTCATCGTCGACGGCACAAAAGAATGTATGATACGTAAAAGTATTATTAACAAATTTTTGGATAGGAACTAATTTTGCATCATTAGGAAAATATCCTATCTCTTCCATGCATTCTCTTTCTATACCTTCTAACAAGGTTTCATCTTTTTCTATTTTTCCTCCGGGCACACCCCAACTACAATTATTGTCGCTACGTAGCAAATACAAAAATCTTCCGGTATTTTTACTGTAAAAGAATAATCCTGCTGAAGTGTTTTGCATAGATATAGTTTATCAGTATTCTATTAAATTACAATACTGTAATCGCCCTCTCCATACCAACCTTCGTAACTCTTCATCCATTGTCCTTCTTGATCGACATAACGGTATTGTAAATTTGTAGTAAGGTTAGTCACATATTCTACAGTGGTACATTCGCTTGCATCAAATGAAACAAACCATGACATCGTAGAACTGTCAAACTGTATTATGTCATTTGCTTCAGCAACTAAATCGCCCCATGCTACTGTACTATTACCTTCACTACCTATATCTTCAACGATTAGATATCTTCTACCGTTAATAGGGCCTGGAAGTCCTGCGTTTGGACCAGTTAATTGAGGATTAATGACGCTATCTACCGGATTGAGTGTGTTTTGAGGTAGCGTGTCAGGATCTATATTATAGATTAGTAATCTATCATCGACAGGATCAGGCACTATAGTTCCAACAATATCATTTTCCATATATGGATTCTGTAACCAAATTTGACTAATACCTGGCTTCCACGCCCCATAAGCATTCAGTAAACTAGTCCAATACAAATCAGTGTTGGGAGGTGAAGGGTCATTTAAATCTGTGTTAGGTGGGTAGAATGCTTCATTGGCAGGTAATAATTGTAATTTGTTTCCTATCAATAATACTTTGTAACCAAAAGGACTTATTTTCTGTCGTGTTCCTAATAATAAATCTTCATCTTGTATGTCTTGTAGTGCTGTACCTTTGTAAATGCTAGCGATAATTTTATGTATGACGCCCATTTTCTTGAGCTTGCTGCTAGTACTGATCCATATAGGAATATAAAACTTCCAGCTTAAAACATCTATTGGATTTCCTGTGCCTATAGGAATAGTGCGTGAACTAAAAGTTAATCCGTCTTGATAAACTACTGTCAATGATGTCCAGTCAACAAAGTTATCTGTGCTTTGTATTTCTAAACTAGGATTGAAAATCGTTCCTAATTGTTCGATTAATTCTAATTTTTGATTATAGTTTGTTGTCCAAAAATCTACTTGTAGTCTAAGCGTATAAGGAACAGGCATAAGACGTTCGATTGTAAATGCCTGACCTTGTGTATTTTCGTATGATTCAGTTTCATTATTGTAGGCGCGCTGTCTTACTTGTAGCTTTTCAACGAAGAAAGGTTCTTGTGTACGTTTCTGATCGTACTCTAAACCTGTGATAAAATAAGTTATCATCGGTGCGCTAGGCAAAGAACTTGGACTATTATTTTGTATAATCGTCTGAACCTGTCTACTTTGATCACCATACATCACAGGTACACGAACAAGAATATCATTGCCGTTGGGATCTTTGCCTTTAGTCACATACCAGTTACTAAAGATTTTCGCAAACTGTAATAAGAATCTGCGTATCTGATTGTCGTAAAAAAATTGTGCCATGAATTACTCTATTGGTGGTATATTGTCAGGAGCGATGTCCAAAATACTTGATAATGGTTGCGCCGATGGAATCACCTTTTCAGAATTATTAAAGTATATATCTGATTGATTGTTGATGAATCCCGAAATTTGTGATTGATCTGTATTTGTGAATCCTGTCTCTGTTCTAACATTAGTTGAGATTCTTACCCAAATTTGTCCATCCCAACGGTATAATATTTGCGGAAAATAATCTATACGTAAAAAGTAATCTCCCACTTGAGGGTTTTGTGGGAAAGCGATACCGGCGCCGCTCGGTAAGCCGTTTGGAGGAATCGCATCACCTGTCAGATAACCTGCGCTGTATCCAAAACTACGAGGACTTGCGCGAGTGATATATTGGAATGCAGGATCACAGTCAGCACGCCAGTCCATCTGTGTGCTAATCGTTCCAGTAAATCCTGGCTGTGTAGGATCAGCATCAGCAGTAGCATAAGTATTATCCGCTGTACCGTATGGCCCAGTAACTGGGCCCATTGATTGTACTGTTAGATACTTGTCACCTTGCAATGCTCTTGTACCTGAACCTTCTTTTAACACATGCGGTTTAGTTTCACTTACTTCTAAATTAGCCTGAATAAATTTATCAAACTTATCTGACAAATCGCTGTCAGCAGTCATATCCCAAATACTGTTGATAACGTCTTTGCTGATTCTTAAACCGACACTAGGATTTTTAAACTTGGGGTTACGCATATAAACTACCGTCGCGTAACTTCCAGTTTGTGGCGCGCCGCCGCTATAAGTAACTACATTAACAGGTGGAGCTGGCTGATCTAATTTATCAGATAACACACCATTACTTTGGTATATACCATATGTAGGAACAACATATAGATCATTATTGTTGTATCCTGCTTTAGGTACAATACGCTTTGCTTCTTGTAGTTGAGCATCGTTGACTTGTAAATTTTTATTGTAAGTTGATAAAATGTCTTTTAGATTTTGTTCTGTACTTAATTTCCAATATTCCTCATTAGGCGGTGCTATGCCGGCAGGAACTTCTTTTATTGATTCATAATTCTTGTCGCCGTAACTGATAATATATCCAGGCGGATAAACTTTATTCTTGTCCCAATCTCCAAGATAGTTGTCTTGATTGATTGGCTCTTTGAGTATGTTGCTAAATTCTTGGCTATCAACTAATGGCTCACACTTAATGCGCCATAGATGTGGATACCAAGTTTGACTAAATCCTTCACTTGCGAAGTTTGCGTCTGTAATCTGATAGAAACGTTTTAGCGCAACCGGTATCGTTTCATTAAGAGGATTATAATCAAGCAAGTGCGGTAGTTCAAGAACGTCGCCCACCATAAGTTTTCTACCAACGATATCGATCATGTCGTTGTAGTGAACGGTTATGAAAATTATGTCATTATTCAAGAATAAGCCAAATTGGCTTAGATCGAAATCAAGGTTCTGAACATTATAATGACCACGCAATCTGTAAATGTTCGTGTCGTACTTCCTATCACGATTTTCTAAAAACAGTAAGTCCTGTATCTGTAATGGATCTGGACTTATATACTGGGGTTGTGTATAGTCTACGCTGGGGGTCTGAGCGACTGGACCTATGTATTTGTGAATATATAAATCCGTGCCACCAACAGTGAATTGCTCTGAAATTACCTTATCAAAGTACTTGTAATCATTAGATTTTGTTGGATGATACAGCGACAGTTTGGGCATAGTAGTATTTAGTATAAAAATCAATGACTTACAAAGGTATTGACTTTAGCCCTGTTTTAGCGTAAAATATATAAATTAGTGAAACAACGGAGTTGTCATGGTAAAGCACAAAGTAGAAATCAGAGAGTTGAAGCCTAAGGACTTTGACTTGAAGCACATTGGTCCCGAACCCAGTTTCAATGCTGATCTGGTCGTGACTGAATGGGAACTCGCTAAGGCGTTCAATTGGTATAATCACTTTTACGATAACAAGGACGCTAAAGAATTCATCGCCCAATATCTAGATGTTGCGGGCAAACAACAAGTTGCTAAAAGCATACGCCGTGTCAACGATAGGCATGTCAAGACCACTTATGGTTGGCTAGCGCGTTGTATCCTGAGGGGAAGTGTAGTGTCAAACGACACGTTGGCTAAACTTCAGAGTGAGGTAGATCGTCTGGTATCGTTCACAACGGTCGATACCTCTGACGAGGAAGCCCCTGTAAGTAATCGCCCCAACGTGCAGGAGATTATGCGTGAGCGCACTCAGCAAGTTGGTGGTGAACTTGAGGGTCTGTGGGATGATTATCTGAAGTCTGGTGCTGGTAAGGAAGGCATCAAGGCAATGGACTTGTTGTCTCAGCGCAACATTCTCCCGCAACATGTACCTATGTTGGTCAGTGCGTGGGAAGGCAAACTCTATGAGTATGAAGAGGTCCTTGCAGGTAAGGACGAACAGTTGAATGAAGCCTATGAGCGTTTTGGTAAGGTTCAGTTGAAGAACATTATCAATACTATTCAGACTGTCATCGCCGATCTCAATGCGTACATCAATCTCAAGAAGGCAGGCAAGAAGCCCCGCGCTAAGAAGCCTGTACCGGTAGAAAAGGTTGTCAAGCGTCTCAAGTATCTCAAGAACTTCAAGTTGGAGAAACTTGAACTTGAGAGTGTAAGCCCGACTAAACTACATAACTGTAGCGAGGCTTGGGTCTACGACACTAAGAAGCGCAAACTTCATCACTATGTTGCTGACGAGTACACTAAGAGCATTAGCGTCAAGGGCAATACTGTAGTTGGTTTCTGTACTAAGGAATCAGAAATCAAAACTCTACGTAAGCCCGAACAGCAAATCAAAGAGATTATGGGTAGCAAGCCTGCTGCACGTAAATTCTTTGATAACATCAAGGCGGTATCGGCAAAGCCGAACGGTCGCTTCAATGCGAATATGATTATCTTGAGGGCATTTTAATATGAGTAAATATGAGTTTGATCCAATCGAAGAACGTATGCGAACATTGATGACGGTAATTGATACCGCTATCTTGTCAACGAATGATCGTAATGATCAATTGATGTTGGCATGTGCTATGATGCAACGCACAAGAGAAATCTTTGATGCTACGTTAGGTGAGAATGGACGACGACAGATGTTTAAGGATTTAGTATGAGCCAAGTTGATCTAAACAAATATAAGGATTTCGTAGAGGCAGTCACTAGCAAGCCTAGTCAAGACCTAACTGAGTTTATGAATCGTCTTGATCGCATCGACGCTAATTATGAGTCATATGGTCCGAACGGTGAGTATGTTCATGGTCCAGATATCAATGTACCATTATTGCTTTGTGGTGCTATTGGTCTTGGTAGCGAGACAGGTGAGTTTCAAGAAATCGTAAAGAAGATCGTGTTTCAGGGCAAGCCCCTTAATGAAGAAGCACACTTTCATATGAAGCGTGAACTAGGTGATATCATGTGGTATTGGATCAATGCTTGCCGCTCATTGGGTCTCAATCCAAATGATGTTATAGCAGAGAACGTAAAGAAACTTGAAGCGCGTTATCCGGGCGGCAAGTTTGACGTTTACCATAGCGAGAATCGTAGAGCAAACGATCTTTAAATTCAACTATGAGTAAGTTTCGGCTAGCGACAATAGGTTGCTCTCATAGCAGTTACTATGCAGGACTTCCTTGGCCTGTACCATTGTCACAAATTATTGATGCTGAACTACATATGGCATATAGTGCCGGTGCAGGAAATGAAATCAACACTTTAAAAATTCATGAATTGTTGGATCGCTATAATCCAAATCTTTTGGTAGTGCAATTAACAGACTCTAACCGATTTACTGTCGGATTAGATTACCTGTCATCACATGAAAGTTTTCCTTATGAAGATTTAACAGGACCCTTTAATCATAAATTAGTTAACTTTTATACATTCAATCATACTGAAAACATACAAAATTTACAGCGCATGGTAGGAAAAAAATTTCATAATGATCTTGATCAGTTTATTAAAGATAATGTTATTACAAGTGAGTATAATTTAGATCATAAGATAGTATCTACTATGCTAGCGATGGATAATTTAGCAAAAATATATAAAATACCTTTAGTATTTTTTGCATGGACACTTGACATCACAAAGCATCTACAAAAGCACGGATATCAAAAATTAGTAGATAATTTTAATATAGTGCCTTCTTTTGTTGAAGAATTCGTCAGTCACAATGATCTTAAACCTATATCTAACGGAATGACAGCAGGTCATCACGATACAAAAAATCATATAAAGATAGCGACCGAATTCGTTCTTCCTTACTTATTAAGTCAAAAATTAGTTCCTAGCCCCATAAAGAGCATAGCTGACCTCTACGAGAGTCCCGTATAAATAAGATAGTATCGGGAAATAAATCATGTCAGCGGACCCACTTTCAGTACCAACAAACGCTAATTTACAGCAACTAAAAGAAACGATGTTTAACAACCTAAGATTACGCTTAGGTGGTGACATCATTGATTTAGAGTTGGACCCACAGCACTATGAAGCCGCTTACGATTATGCTATTAAAATTTATCGTCAACGCGCTCAAAATGCTACTATTGAAAGTTACACGTTGATGACTATCATAAAGAATGTTGATACATATACTCTTCCCTCTGAGTACATCAACGTTCGCGCCATTTTTCGTAGAACAGTAGGTCTAGAAACTGGTCCAAGTTCGACATCATTTGATCCATTTAGTAGCGCGATATTAAACACCTATCTCTTGAATTATAACTATACAGGTGGCATGGCTACATATGATTTCTATGCGGGCTATGTCGAGTTGGCAGCCCGTATGTTCGGTGGTTATGTGACATATACATTCAACCCTGTAACAAAAGTATTGCGTGTTGTGCGTGACTTTAAGGGTACCGGCGAGCGTGTATTGATCTGGGCTGATATGATCAGACCAGAA